TAAACCTTTGGGTAAGTGTTGTGCGCGGATGGATTGAGCCAGGGCGTTGGCCGTCATTGGAATACACAGGTGATATACCCAGCGGTGGGGTCGTGGCGATTGAGTCTTCGCTAGATGATTCTCGATACAGCGCGACCAGATGCGTCAACTTGTCGGACGGTCGGGTGCTTGTCACCGTGGCGTTTATCGCCGAGTCAATTACCGAGCTGTGGGACAACGTGCAGGAACTTGCCAAAGACCCCACGATCAGGTTTGCCCTGTCGCCAACCGTGGACGCAACCTGCCCACCGAACATTGAGCGCCGCAGGGTCGTGGTCGGTTACGCCGAACTAGGACGGTTTACACCGCTTGCCAAAAACATGATTGCCGAAGCACGATTACTGCATACGGGAGAAAAATTGCTTGCCGAACATGTCCAGCGCGCCGTTGCTGTTCGCACCGACAACACCATCGTGCTATCAAGCAAGCGATCGCCTGGGCCGATTGAGTTAGCGCGCACAATGGTCTGGGGTATTGGCATGTGTGCCCGTCCAGTCAACAGCGGAAAGCCCATGCTTGTCGCGGTAAATAACTAAGATAAACGCGGCGACCGCGCACCTTGCCTTTTGTCGGAATCGGATAAGTCATGCGCGGTTGCCACTTATATGACAAAGTAGGACTATGGCAATCTTTAACAAAACTCGTAAAGCAGCAATAAGCCCAGCGCCTAGCGTGGCAGCTGCCGTTGCTGGCGGGTATATGCCAAACCAATCAGGCGTAAACATGATCGGCCAGTACTACACCTACCAAGAAGGCGAAGCACGCAACAAAGCAATTAGCGTGCCAACGATAAACCGCGCACGCGATCTCATGGCATCAGTAATTGGTTGCATGCCGTTAAAAATGTATAACGAAATGTGGAACGGCGACGAAATGGAAAAAGTAACCATTGCGCCGCGCTCATGGTTACGCCGACCAGACCCAAGCGTGCCATTTCAATTTATTATGTCGTGGACGCTTGACGACCTGATGATGTTTGGTCGCGCGTTTTGGTACATCACATCGCGCACCGCCGACGGCTACCCCGCATCATTCACTCGACTACCAGCCGGCTCAATTACCACACAAGACATGGCTGGCCCTGTTTGGTTTGCACCATCCAAAGAGGTTTACTTTCAAGGCGGCATGCTTGACCCTGTCAACCTTGTGCAATTCCTGTCACCCGCGCAAGGCATGATCTACTCGGCACCTGGCGCAATTGAAACTGCGCTAAAACTTGAAGGAGCGCGCAACCGTAACGCATCGTCCAGCATTCCTGCTGGCGTGCTGAAGCAGACAGGTGGCGAACCGCTTAGCGCGCAAGAATTAGCAGATTTGGCTAGCGCGTTTAATGCGGCGCGATCAACCAACCAGACGGCCGCACTTAACGAGTATTTGACATACACGGAAACAAACAGCACGCCTGACAAGATGCTGTTGATTGAGGCATCGCAATATCAGGCGCTTGAGATGTCTCGTCTGGCAAATGTTCCGCCGTATTTAGTGGGCGTTGCTACTGGCGCTTACTCGTACCAATCATCCCAGCAGGCGCGCGCCGACCTGTATTTGTTTGGGGTCAAGTTGTATGCAGATGCAATTGCTGGTGCGCTGTCCATGGACAACGTGCTACCGCGAGGAACCTACGTCGAGTTTGATTCTAAAGAATACCTAGAAGAAAACTATGCCGCCGATGCAATGAGTGATGAAACTATTGTTAGAGAAAACACCCAAGAGGAGTTAGCACGATGATCAAGTTAATTGCAGGAGATTTTACGGTTGACGCCGCGATTGGCGATGCACCAAAACGCACGATTTCAGGAACCGCTGTTCCCTACAACGTGCCGGCAACAGTTTCAGATGGCACAGCTGTGATCTTCCGTCCAGGCTCATTGCCAGTTGAAGGCAAAGCACCGCGCCTATTTATGTACCACGATGCCAGCCAGCCAGTCGGCGTTGTTACCGAGCGCGTGGACACCGAAGAAGGCATGATGTTTAGCGCCAAGATCAGCGCAACGACGCTTGGCAATGACGCTTTGGTTATGGCCTTGGACGGCACCATTGACCAAGTCTCGGTTGGGGTAAATCCCGTCAAGTTCTCGTATGACGAAGAAGGCACAATGATCATTGAGTCAGCCGACTGGATGGAATTATCCCTAGTTCCGATCGGCGCTTTCGGCGATGCCGCAAACATCACCAAAGTCGCAGCGAGTATCCACCAAGAGCCCGAAGAAGTAGTGTTAAATGAAGAAGTAACCCCAGTAGAGGAGAAACCAGAAATGTCCGAAGTAAACGAAACCGCAGTCGAGGCAACAATTCCTACTGCACCAATTTACGCACAAGCAAAGCGCAAGTTTGATCTGCCAACAGCAGGTGAATACATGGCAGCAATGCACATTGGCGGAGAAACATTCCGCAACGTAGCAGCCGCGGCACACGACTACATGAAATCAAAACAAACCGCACTACAAGCAGCCGCAGGTGACATCCTTACCACCGACACTCCTGGCCTCTTGCCAGTACCAGTCCTCGGGCCAGTCTTCCAAGCCCTCAACTTCATCCGTCCAGTTGTTAACGCAATCGGCGCACGCGCAATGCCAAACGGCGGAGCTTCTAAGACGTTTATTCGTCCAACGATTACCACGCACACAAGCGTCGCTGCACAATCAAGCGAACTTGCTGCCACATCCGCAACCACAATGGTTATTGCGTCCAACACGGTTACAAAGACAACACTTGCAGGTCAGGTAACTCTCTCGGTGCAGGACGTTGACTTTACGGATCCAGCGTCGTTGCAGATCATTCTTAACGACTTGGTCGGCGAATACTTGATCGCATCAGACAACGTTGCTGCAGACGCAATTACATCTGGCGCATCGGCATCAGGCTCGACATGGACATTTAACAGCACCGATCCATCCACATTGTTTGCCGCACTATACGACGCAGCAACTGACATTCTGACCGCAACAAACTTCTTGCCAGATCATATTTTTGTCAGCCCGAACGTATGGAAATTGCTCGGCCAGCAGTTGGACGGAGACAAGCGAAGCGTGTTCCCATACACCGCAGCAGCAGGACTTATGGGCGTCAATGCACCCGGAACCGCAAACATTACCCAAATGAACACGTTCAACCCGTTCGGCCTCAACCTTGTTGCAGACAACAATTTTGCAACAAACACAATGGTTGTTGCACGTGGAACCGCTATCGAGTTCTACGAACAAGTTCGTGGATTAATGAGCGTTGAGTTGCCATCCACACTTGGACGCAACTTCAGTTACGCAGGCTACGTGTCAACGTTTATTGCAGACGCAGACCAAGTCAAGTCCATCATCGTCAGTCCATAATCGGAAGGTAGGCCCTAGTAATGGCCACCTATACGGTCACCAACAAGTACCTCATAGACGACTTCGCCGTACTGCAACTCCTGACCCCCAGCGAGATTGCAGTCGGCCAGTCAATTACGGTTGCAGGCGTTGACGCCACATTTAACGGCAGCAATCTTGTCGTTCGCGCGTTGCCACAGTATTTGTTTATTGGCGTTGATACAGAAGGCGACCTGCTTTACGACTATCAGATGCCGATTGCAGATCAGGTGCTTTACGCCAAGGTCGCTAACAATGTGGAGCGCACCGCCGCGTCTGGCACGGTTTCGTATGACCCTGTGTGCACGTGGGTAACTGCCGCGCAGGTCATGTCTTACCTTGGCATCACAATTGCGAACCCGTCAGACGACTACACGTTGCTCACGCAATCAGTATCAGCTGGCAACCAGTTCGCATATCGCAGGCGTCAGGAGTCGGGCTATATTGACTCTCTAACGACCTCTCCTGGCGGTGACGCAACATTGGGCACTTTGATGTATTGCGCCGCTCTGTGGCGCTCTAGGGGCTCAATAGAGGCAACGTACGCCACGTTTGACGGCATGGGTTCGGCACCACAGCAAAGCCTGACCCCGATCGTTAAGCAGCTGCTTGGCATCCCTCGTCCAGCGGTTGCCTGATGTCGTACACCGACCTGTTTAACGAAGCGATTGATGATGTCACCGCAACGCTGACCGCGGTTTCTGGTCTGCGCGTTATAAACGACCCAACGAAACTTGCACCTAACTGCGTGTATTTGGATGCGCCAAACTTTACGACTATTGCAGGCAACGGCAACGTGGTACGCCTCGAGTTCCCTGTCAAAGTGATCGGCTCGGGCCCAGCAGGTCTGCCGGTACTGCGTCAGATTCTTAGCATTGTTGCAACCGTGCTTGGCAGCAAGATTATCGTGATGGGTGGCCGTCCGTCAAGCCTTGAGATCGGTGGCGCGTTGTATCCGTGCTATGACCTTGATTGCGCTATCCAAGCCCAGACTTCGTAATCCACAACTAAGCAACACAAATCATCTACTATCAGAACATAACCTAAGGAGCATTTATGGCCAGTAGCACTTACCTCTCGAACCCAGTCCTCACAATTAACGCCGTTGATTTGACCGACATGTGCAGCGCAGCAACATTGACCTATCTGGTTGAAGCGCTTGAAGACACCGCGTTTGGCACTAACTCACGCAGTTACACCGCAGGCCTTGTCAACAACGAAGTGACCTTGACGATGTACGCGTCGTTTGCAGCGACCGAAACCTACGCAACGTTGTTCCCATTAGTTGGCACTAAGACCAACATCACCTTGACCCCAGCGTCAGGTGCAGAATCAGCAACCAATCCGAAGTTTATTTTGACTGGTTGCTACCTTGAGTCGTTGCCAGTTATTAACGCATCCCTTGGCGAGTTGTCAACCTATGACCTTACGTTTATGGGTGGCGCGCTGACATTGGATACCACCAACCCGTAATCAACGGCTCCAAGCCGACATAGGAGAAACATGAAAATTAAGTTGCAGTTAAAGCGCACAACCGACAGCGCACCCGAGTACTACTACACAAACCTGTTTGTAGTGACCGAATGGGAACGTCTTGAACGTCGCAACATTCAGCAGTTGTCAGCGTCACCGTTGTATAGCGATTATTGCTGTTGGATGCACACGATCTTGAAACTTAAAGGCGAGCAGGTCGGTGACAACTGGCGTGAATGGATTAGTAAAAACCCTGACATTGACATTTTGCCGGTACTGGATGAGACTGACCCAAACCCTACGGACGCGGCACCTACCGTCGCCAGCTAGCGGAGATTTTGGTTGCGGTCGGTTGGTGGCCTAGCAACATTCAGTTTGACACTCGGGATATAGCAACAGTCATTAAAGTGCTTAACGAGGCAAACAAAAAACGGAGATGACGTGGCAGGAGTATCGGCAAAAGTTGAGATAGTCGGGCTTAAAGATGCTTTAAAGACGCTCAACAAAATTGACAAATCTTTGCGACGAGAAATTACCAAGGACTACAAGAAGATTGTTCAGCCTGTTATTGACGATGCAAACAAACTTGTGCCGTCTGGCGTTCCGCTGTCTGGTATGGCGCGCAACTGGCAAACCCGATCAGGGTTTCAGATTTTGCCGTGGATACCTGGCATGAAACAAAAGATTGCTGCCAAAATCAATACTCGAGCAATCAAGGAATACGGCGGAAACAAAACCAATGTGGGCACGTTCGCCATTCAATGGAAAGGCGCAACTGGCACCATGTTTGACACATCTATGGCTGGTTCATTGGGCCGCGCACTAACTGCACGCTATGGCAGTAGTTCACGAGTAATGTGGAAAGCATACGAGCAACGCCAAAATGATGTCATGTCCGAGATGGAGCAATTGGTCAAGCGCGTTATGGATGAAGCAAACAGAGAGACCGCGTAATGGCAATCAATATCCCGATTATTAGCGAGTTTGACGGCAAAGGCGTTAACAAGGCCATAGCCGAGTTTCAACAATTAGAAGGCGCTGGAAAAAAAGCACAGTTTGCAATAAAGAAAGCTGCTATTCCAGCTACAGCAGCGCTTGTCGGTTTGGCAGCTGCAGCAGGTCCAGCTATTTCGG